AGAGCAATCAGTGCAACAATTCCAAACATATTATTCCTTTTAAAAATGAAGAAATACTATCTTCCTCTCTACTGTCTATCACTATTGTTACTATTCTTCGTCTCTGAAGTTTTCCTGTTATCAAAAACGGAGCATGACTCGGAGATCACCAGGATCAGAGACAGATATCCTGTTGACGATCCAGATGACCTTGTCGAAAACTATGGGGAATATATCCCTCATCGCACTCCAGAAGCCGACAAACCTACAAAAGTGCTTTCTAGAATCCTTAGGGACAGTTCATCTACAGAGGCACCGAGATTGGATTCTTTCGATTGTATGAAATTTGAAAAGAAGCAATGTATGATTAAAGGACTGAGTGACTTTAACGCTCATTATCAGATTGACAATGGAAATGAAATAGTTTCCTGCATAAGTGACTCACCGAATATTTTCGAAATTTGTCAGTATGAGAAAGAGTTCAAGAAAACCAAATTCAGCAAACTTCCTGTCCTTCCCGTTCTCAAGCTCGAAAATAAAAGGGTATTGGAAATAGGTTCAAAATTCTTTTTTGTTGATAAATCAAATAACCCAGTTAATATTGACCCAATCTCTGGCTTGCAATCAGCCACTGTCTCAAAGCTGTCAGTCAGGCTTTCCGGAGATTGTAAAATCAATCAGATAATGATGTCTTCTCCTTACCAAATAAAAGTTCAATCAGAAGAACCCATTGGTTACTTGATAAAAAACATCAAAGATTCTAAGCTTGGAGAGATTAAAACTGTCACTGGAGATTCAACTATCAATTTCTCTCCGGATGAACTAGATGGTAATCATTTCTTGTTGTGTGGAGACAGGTCCAGTTTGATCACTAAAGTGGATATTCCTGTAAGAAACTGTGTGTCCAAGTTTTCAGATGAACCAAAGAAAATATTCTTTTGTACAAACTTCTCTTACTTCAAATGGTTGTTTGTCTTCCTTGTAATATTCTTCCCTATCAACTGGCTGATCTGGAAAACCAAAGACTCACTTGTTGTCTGGTATGACATAATAGGAATCATCACATATCCCATTCTTTGGATCATGAACAGATCATGGCCTTATTTTCCACTAAGATGTAGAATTTGCGGTTGCTTCTCACTCCTTACACATAAATGCTCAGAAAAATGTGTGTGCAATCAGAGCAAGACATCTAAAACTCATACGTCTGAATGTTATCTTTTTATCAAAGACAGGACAGAGTGGAACTGCATGTCGTTGATACAACAATTCCAATTCACTATAAACACAAAGATAAGCGCTAATTTTTTGGTTTTCATAACCAAAATGATCATTGCTTCAATCCTTTTGTCATATCTTCCTTCTAGTATGGCAGCACCAAAGAGTATTTGTGTTGATAAATGTTATTTTAGTTCTGATTTGAAATCAATGACTACAAGCAGAAGTGGCTTGTCCAACAACCAGTATGAAACATGTGATTGCTCTATTGGAAATGTTATCACAGAAACTATATATCAAGAAGGTATTCCTGTCAGTAGAGCTACTTCAGTTAATAACTGTGTTGCAGGTTCTACCGCTTGTATGTCGGAAGGAAATCAGGCTGAGAATTTGTTTGCTTGCAGGTATGGTTGTCATTCTCTTGTTTCTATTAAGAATATACCTGAGACAGAATTTGTGCCTCAATACAAAGGGATTTCTTTTTCAGGGAATCTGACCAGTTTGAAAATAGCTAATAGATTACGAAACGGTTATCTTGATGATTCATCAGAATCAAAGATTTTGGAAAAAGAATCTTCTAAAGAATATAAATTCTATAAAACCCTGAAGGTTGAAGATATTCCTCCTGAAAACCTGATGCCGAGGCAATCACTGGTATTTTCATCTGAAGTCGATGGAAAATACAGGTATATGATTGAGATGGATATAAAAGCAAAAACAGGATCAATATATCTTTTAAATGACGATAGTACACACTCACCCATGGAATTCATGATATATGTTAAAAGTGTTGGAGTCGAGTATGATGTCAAATACAAGTATTCCACAGCTAAGATAGATACAACCATCTCAGATTATCTTGTAACATGTACAGGAACGTGCGCAGATTGCAGAAAACAGAAACCTAAGGTAGGGAAATTAGATTTTTGTGTAGTTCCTACATCTTGGTGGGGCTGTGAAGAAGTTGGGTGTTTAGCAATTAATGAAGGAGCAATTTGTGGACACTGTACAAATGTGTATGATCTCTCAAGCACTGTCAATATTTATCAAGTTATCCAAAGCCATGTTACAGCTGAGATATGCATAAAATCTATAGACGGGTATAATTGCAAAAAACATTCTGATAGATCCCCGATTCAGACAGACCATTATCAGCTTGACATGACAGTTGATCTCCACAATGACTACATGAGCACAGACAAATTGTTTGCTGTGAACAAACAGCAAAAAATCTTGACAGGCAGCATATCAGATCTAGGTGATTTCTCATCATCAGCATTTGGTCACCCTCAAATCACTATTGACGGAACACCATTATCTGTGCCATCTTCATTGGGTCAAAACGACTTTACTTGGAGCTGCAGTGCAATTGGTGAAAAGAAAATAAATATAAGGCAATGTGGACTATATACATACAGCGCAATATATGTTTTATCTACATCAAAAGATTATTCAGTCATGGATGAAGAGAGCAACAAATTGTACATGGAAAAAGATTTCCTTGTTGGCAAGCTCAAGGTTGTTGTTGAGATGCCTAAAGAAATGTTTAAAAAATTGCCATCTAAACCAATGCTGTCTGAAACAAGAGCAGTTTGCTCCGGATGCGCCCAGTGTGCTATGGGAATAAGCTGCAATTTGACATATACTTCAGATACTACATTTTCTGCAAGGTTAATGATGGATTCTTGTTCTTTTAAATCGGATCAAATAGGAACAGTTTTGGGTCCCAATGAAAAGAACATAAAGGCTTATTGTTCAAATGAAATACAAAGCAAATCTTTAAAGCTAATACCTGAAGATCAGAGCGAATTGACAGTAGATATTCCAATTGATGAATTCGTGCCAGCAGATCAAGATACTATCATACATTTCGATGATAAAAGTGCTCATGATGAGAACAAACACCACTCTGACACTTCCATGGCTACACTGTGGGATTGGGTCAAAGCTCCTTTCAACTGGGTGGCTTCATTCTTTGGTACTTTCTTCGATATGGTTCGAATTGTCCTTGTGGTTATTGCAATCTGTATAGGGATATATATACTAAGCTATGTTTATAAGTTATCTAGATCTTACTACAATGAAAAGAGGAAGCACAAAATGGAAGATTCTATCTCTGCTATAGAATCAGATCTTCTTTTAAATGATAGAACTGGAATGATTTCCACGAGGAAAAGGAATCCTCCTCCTAAAAATTATCAGTTTTCCCTCGAACTTTAATCTCCATTTAAGAAATAGGCAATGCAGATATATATAATAAACCAAATAGATAAAATAAAATAAATAAAACAAATAAAAATAAACAAAAGCAAAAACCAAAAAAGAGCTGAAAAGCCAACCTTTGGCCTAAGCCTTATTTATTTTATTTGTTTGTTTGTTTTTTGTTTCTTCTTTTTATATATATATATATATATATTTTTTGTTTTATGTTTTATTTTTGTTTGTTTTTGTTTGTTTTGTTTGCTACATGTTTATAAGTATAGATATACACATGCACATGCACATCTGTGCATGCTAGAACATAGACAAGTGCACCCAAACGGGTTCAAGTTTCTTACAATTCTAATTTATCCTCAAAATCTATCTTAATGTCAAGCTCTTCATCATCTTCGCTCATTTCTGACTCTAGTTGCAATTTTTCTGCAACATTCTGGAGTTTCTTTATTTGGTTTGAGATCTGTTTACCACTTGTGCCTTTGGGTATCATCAATCTGCAAGCTTCAATCAGAGCTGCAGATTTGATCACCTTAGCTCTATTGATTGGAATTACATCACAAGTGTTACTTTCTGAAGCTATAGGGGTATCACAGAATTTCTTTACCCACGAATACATTACAGAAGCAAAACTCACACCTTTAGCATACTTTTTGTCACTAGTCAGGTTCAGCTGGAAGCACTGTTTTGAAGTGTTTCTTTCTTTAGGAAATGACCAGTTCAAGTGAAATATAAAGCAAGCAGGATCAGAGATAGATGCTTGTTTTCCAATAATTATCTTCTTATCTTTTGTCATTTCATTTTGGTCAATCAGTGTTGCCTTAACCATGCTTTTTGAATCTGGTACTGTCGGAACTATCCAGACTATGAGCCTAGATATATGCATGAACTTTCTCCTGCTGTCCCATGTTGGCATTATATTTATAGTGAAACTCACCTTATCATTTCCGTTACCAACCAAAGAATCATTCTTCCAATTGCTGAGGTGAGTGCTTTGTTCTATGACCAATCGAGATAGAAGATCATCTGGTGTAGCCTCAATATCTCCTCCACTGGAGTATGACCCTAACACACTCGAATCCATCCCAGCAACATACTGTTTTCCATTGAAAGATCTAGCCTTATTCTCCAAGGCACGGTTCACATCGTGCTTTGAAATCTGTCTTGCTATGATAGATTTATCATTGTCATTTTTTATTGCTGGAACAAGTGCATTGTTTGAACTGTTTGTTGGGATGAAAGAGCTGAGGACGTTAGAGATGCGAGACATTATTTCTTGATTGATTTAGAGATGATATTCTTGAATTGTGCACCGATTGCTCT